CATCATACATATGCTGGTAGTAATAGAGAAGCATTTTATTTAGTTCAAAGCACCTGGTTAGCAGTTTGTAGAAACTGTCATGATTGGATTCATGCAAATCCAGCAGATGCTAGAACTATGAAATGGTTAAAATAAATTATTATGACAAAAGATAAAGTTCAATTAGAAGCCTTAGCAGCAACTGATGGAAAACAAAGATGTGCTATAATTCTAGGTACAGGTGTAGGTAAAACATTAGTTGGTTTAAACCATATAGAAAGAAATACTACACCTTTGATGAAATGTCTTGTTGTTGCTCCTAAAAAATCTATTTTCCAGTCCTGGAAAGATGATGCCGTAAAATTTAATAAAGAAAATTTATTAGGTAGAATGGTATTTACTACTTACTTAAGCTTAAATAAGCATGATCCTAATAATTATGATGCCGTCTATCTAGATGAGTGCCATAGTCTTTTGGATAGCCACAGAGGATTTTTACAACTCTATAAGGGTAAAATACTTGGTCTAACCGGTACACCGCCTAAAAGAACGTGGTCTGAAAAAGGTAAACTAGTAAATGAATTCTGTCCAATTGTATATACATTCAAAGCTGATGATGCAGTACAAAGTAAAATACTTAATGACTATCAAATTATAGTCCATGAGATAAATTTATCTTCAGAAAATAATTATTTAGTGAACTTTAAAAATAAAAGTTACTATACTTCTGAAGAAAAGAACTATTTGTACTGGTCTAGAAGAATTGATGTAAGTACAGGAAATATTCATATGTTGCGTGTAATGAGAATGAAAGCAATGATGGAATATCCAAGCAAAGAACTATATACTAAACTCTTATTAGAAAGTATTAAAACTAAGTGTATAATATTTGCAAATACTCAAGCACAAGCGGATAGATTGTGCAGCCATAGTTATCATAGTAATAACCCTGATTCTGATACAAATTTAGAAGAATTTAAGATTGGTAATATTACAAAGTTATCTACAGTACTACAACTAAGCGAAGGTGTAAATATACCTGAACTTAAACAAGGTATTATTATGCATGCATATGGTAATGAAAGAAAATCTAGTCAAAGAATTGGTAGATTACTTAGACTTAATCCAGATGATAAAGCTATAGTACACATACTATGTTATATGGATACTATAGATGAAAAATGGGTTAAAGAAGCTTTATCTGAATTTGACCAAGAGAAAATTGTTTGGAAAGACTTCCAAGTTAGCTTATAAATCATTATATTAGTTATATGGACAGTATTATAACACATAAGGCAATTTTGTATAATGACGACAACAATACTTTTGATTATGTAGTTGCTTGTCTAATTAAGTTTTGTGGGCATACTCTCATTCAAGCTGAACAATGTGCTTTGATAGCACATAATAAAGGTGAGTGCCAGATTGCATCTGGTACATTTGATGAGATATTTACCCTGATAAACACATTCCATGAATTGGTAGACATAACTTGCGCTATAGAACCTTATGAAAGTAATTTGCATAGACGCGTCTAATAAACCTGATAAAATACCTCTTGAAGAATGGGTAGAAGAAGGTGTAGTGTATACAGTTAAAAGAATTGTATCATTAAACGTACAAGATGCATTTGGATATGAACTTGAAGAGATTTTTTTAAGTGAAAAATGTTTTCCTTATGAATGCTATGCAGCAGAAAGATTTTTACCAATAATCACATCAATAAGTGCTGATGAACTAAGTAGACTTATAAGTGAAACAGAAGCTTTATCTGAAAACAGTAACTTAAGTTCATTAGAATAAATTTAAATTATTTAACAATGGAAAAACTAATAAACATATTAGGTTTAATAACATCTATATACCTAATTGGATCCTCTTTTTATACAATATATTTTTATTACTTGTATGCACAAACACACGATTTTATTAGTACGTTAATTGTAGGACCTTTTATTGCAATTTTAAAAGGGTTAGTTTTTCCTTTTTTTATATAAAATTATGGATTATACAAGAGCTGAAATTATTATAGAATGTAAAAACCACTTGAAAAAGATTTCTAAAAAATCAAAAAAAAGATTAAGAGAAGATATAGATAAAAGGAACTATTTAATTAGTTTACTTTATTTTAAATTCAAACTTACTGAAGAAACAATTAGTAATTTTTTAGATTTAAATAGAAATACTATTACACAGGCAAAATGGCAAGCTCCGTTTTTTATAAGTATAGATGATATTTCTTTTATTGCAAATGTTAATGAGTATTTAATTAAGTATCCGTTTGAATTTCCAACTAAAGAACAAGTATCTATGTCACGGATCTTAAAGAAAAAGACAAGCGTCACAGTAAATCTTCATTTAAATGTTTACAATAAACTAAAAAATTATGCAGAGATTAATGATTTAAGAAGTGACAAGGCTGCAGCTGATTTATTAACTAAAGCACTTAAGATATGGGTAGAATGAAAGATTTATACATACAGAAATTAAATGAAAGTTTGTCTTCTAATTTAGACAACATAGAAAATGTTACATCACCTACTGATATATTATGTCCAAATTGTCTAAAAGATAATTTAGTACAATATAGTTCAGTAGATTTAGCATGTGTAAAATGTGGATATGATTTTATTAAAGTAGATGAAAATACTGTTAGAATTAAATAAATCATGGTTGAAAAAGTTACTAGAAAATCTATGTTAATTAGACCCAGTGGCCGAAGCACAGACTATATTAGTCCAAGCTTTGGCTACGGATGTCTATACAATTGTACATATTGTTACATGAAAAGACATAAACCAACAGAATTAAATGTTGCAACAAATTATTGGGATATATTATCAGAAATTAATTCTCATGCAAGTTTCGATACTACAGAAAAACCTAATCAAACTCATGATAAGTATATTACTTATGATATAAGTTGTAATGAAGATTTTGCACTACATGCCAAATATCATGAATGGGAAAAAATATTTGATTTCTTTAAAGAACATCCTAGAGCAATGGGTTCATTTGCTACTAAGTATGTAAATAAAGATTTTCTTAATTATGATCCAGAGGGTAAGATTAGAATAAGATTTAGTCTTATACCTGAATATATTAGAGAAATATTAGAACCTAATACAAGTAGTATTTTTAAAAGAGTTGCAGCAATAAATGATTTTATTGAAGCAGGATATGATGTTCATATTAATTTTTCTCCTGTTATAGTATATGATGAATGGTTAAATGATTACTTAGATTTATTTGCATTAGTTAACGGTATTGTTAAAAAAGATAATAAACCTTTAGTAAAAGCTGAAGTAATATTTCTAACTCATAATAAAAATAAACATGAGTATAATCTTAATAATGATCTACCCGGTGAAAATCTTTTGTGGAAACCAGAAATACAAGAATCAAAAATTTCTCAATATGGTGGCTCTAATATTAGGTATAAACATGATTTAAAAGCAGAATATATTAAAGAATGGACAAAACTGCATGATCAAATTATACCTTGGAATAAAATCCGTTATATATTTTAAATGAAAAATATCTTAAAAAACAAAAAAACAAAAAATCTTATTACTGAAATTTGCAAAGAACATTATGAAATGTGTAAAGTAAAGGATAGTAGTATGGCTTATTTATGGTATATGTATATGAATGGAAGTAAGAATAACGATTTTAAACCATTTATGTTTTTAGCAGAAATTAAGTTATTACTTTATTTTAATTATTTAGATTCAGAACAAAAAAATAATTTAATAAATATGATGATTAGTAATGATGAAGACAATTTATATATGGTTGCTTTAATTATTTTAGAGTTCCGAAAACAAAGAATTAAAGAAAAAGGAGTTTTTACTCTTGAAAATATTAACTATAAAGATTTATCCTATGTACCGCATGTTATTAACTTTGATGAAATGGGGCAAGCGTTGAAATCTAGATATACTTTTAAAGAAAATGGATATTAAACAAATTAATTTTAAAGATTTTAAATGTAATGTTACAAAGTTTTATTACACAAATAATAGAACAGCAATAAAATTAATTGATTCTGAAGATGGCATGCCTATATTAACAGCAACAGTTAATTTACCAGATGAAAATATAAATGAAGATGAAGTATTAATTAAGTCTTGGTCAGAAAATGAAGGTATAGAAGAGATATTAATAAAAGAAAATATTATTGGTCCTAAGATTAAAGAGATACCTGCTGGCTTTGCAAATGCTACTCTTCATAAATTATTAATATGATTTTTACTAGTGAAGAAGATATAGACATGGTAATATTTGCTATAGAGAATGGTGATTATGAAGATGCTATTAAATTATTAATAGAAATTAAAGAAGAAAATAAACTTTAAATCAGAATAGAATGAAACAGACAGCAGTAGAATGGTTTAGTAAGAAGCTAAAGTTATTATTATTAGAAAAAGATATTGGTTTAGATATCATGTCTTTTATGAAAAAGTATGATGAACTTTTTAAACAAGCCAAAGAAATTGAGAAAGAGCAGATAATTAATGCTTGTAAACAATGTTCTTATAGTTATGAAGAAGCAGAACAATACTACAACGAAATCTTTAAATCAGAATAGAATGATTGACAAATGGCTTAAGAAGTTAGAACTAACTGATTGGACTGTTGAATTAGAACAATTAAATAATAATCAAGTTCTATGTGATTGCCCAGCAGAAGATTGTTACTTTATAGGTATTGAACGTAATTTTGAAAATAAAAATGCAGTAATATTTTACGATAGAAATCTTACGGAAGAAGATATTATTCATGAATTACTGCATATTAAATACCCTGATTGGTCAGAAGATCAGGTCAACGCAGAAACAGAAAAATTATTAAACCAAAACAAAGATGAGTAAAAGAGATAGAGATTTAATTAGAGATGCAATGATGTTTGCTGTTAAAGATATAAGTGGTAGAGTTTTACGAGAGGCAGCAGTACAGAGCATGATAGATGACTTTTTAAAATCATTAAACCAAAACAAAGATGAGTGAGGAAGATTTAATAAAACATGGTTTTGAAAAAGTAGTTGTTACCGATGAAGAAAGTCAAAATGGTTATGATTACTTTTTTTATGTAAAAGAATACTGTGAAGGTATAACTCTACATAGTACAGATAGTATTGATGTAAAAGATGATAATTGGACATTAAGTTCATATGAAATTCCTGCAATAGAAATTTCTAAAAAAAATCATCTTGCTGAATTTACAAAAATGTTAAACAATATAATTTGTAAATAATGTTTACAGGTAAATTTATTAAAAAAAATGGTAAACTTACATATAATAGCCCTCAAGATAAATTAGCTTATGAATTATTTATAGAAAAATTACAAGAGGGTCAAAAAGTTGAGATGTATTTAGATTTAACAGATTCTAATCACAGTCTTGCTCAACTTGCCAAAGTACATGCATGTATTAGAGAACTAGCAAAAGAATCTGGATATACTTTTGATGAAATGAAAACATTAGTTAAAAAACATTCTGGATTATGTTATGATACAGAAAATGGAGAGATCTGTAAATCTTTTGCTGACTGCAGTAAAGAAGAACTAGTTTTAGCTATTGAATCCTGTTTATCAATAGCTAGAGATAATTTTAATATGAATTTGCAATGATTACTTTTCAGAAGACGCTTTGATATCTTCTGCAGTAACAATTTTCTCATTGAAAAGATTATTCTCAACAGCTTGTTTTTCTATTTCTGCTACTAATAATGTTAAAGTGTATAAGATTCTTTGTTTATCATTGAGATTTTCATACTTCTTTTCCATTATTGCTTTAACTAAGTCTGCAGATTGCTTTTCATCAGCGTCTTGAGCTTCTTTAAATATAATGAACATTGCTGCTTTACACATCATATAAAAGTTCTTGTTTACTTTTATATCCAGTATAGCATCATCTTTCATTTCTTTAACAGTAATAGATTTAGTTTCTTCTGACATAGTATTAATTTTAAACAAAAATAGAAAAAAAATGGTAATAAACGAAATTAAACAAAAATTGTTTGAAAAACTAGAACCAAGTGGATGGGGTAGAATATTTAAATCTTTTATATTTAGTTCTGATTTTGATGAGATATTAACTAAATTATATAAGTTATCTAATGAAGATAAAAGATTTACTCCACCTTTAAAACAAGTATTTAGAGCATTTGAAGAATGTCCTTATGATAAACTTAAAGTAATAATTATAGGTCAAGATCCGTACCCAAAGCTAGGTGTTGCAGATGGTATATCTTTTAGTTGTAGTAATACAGATAAATTACAACCCAGTCTAAAATTTATACTACAGGAAATAAATAGAACTGTCTATAATGGTCATGAAGTTAGCGTAGATGTAGATCTTAAAAGATGGGCTAATCAAGGTGTGCTTATGCTAAATACAGCTCTTACAGTTGAAGTAGGTAAAATAGGTAGTCATTATGATGTATGGAAAAGTTTTACTGCTTATTTGTTAGATACATTAAATAACTATAACCCAGGATTAATTTATGGGTATTTAGGTAAAAAAGCTGAAGAATGGTCTGCACTAACTAATGATGATAATAATTATAAGTTTTTTGCTAAACATCCTGCTTCTGCTGTTTACAATGGCTCTAAATGGGATAGTAATGATTTGTTTCTTAAAATAGATAGTATAATTGGAAATGTTTATGGTGAAAAAATAATATGGTGATATGAAAGAGATATATCAAAAAATATTTAAGAACGGATTAACTCCAAATAGCTTCTATGTATTAATCTGTGTTAAGGAAAAAATTATTCCTGATAAATCTGTGAATAAAGAACTTGAATGTAGTAGATTAAAAGCAGATAATTGGTTAAACCAAACATTGCAATTAACAGATAAAAGCATTATCTTTATAACGGAAATTGATGGATATTTTAAAAAGAGCAAGAAGAAAACATCTAAAAGTTTAATGGGTCCAGATTTTATGGACAAAATAAAAGGTTATGTAGAAATATTTCCTAATAAGAAATTACCCTCTGGTAAATATGCTAGAGTTCCTGCAAAAAATCTTGAGAATGCTTTTAGATGGTTCTTTGAAAACTTTGATTATGACTGGCAAACAATTTATAAGGCAACAGATAGATATGTTACAGAATATGAGGGTAGGCAATATGCTTATATGAGAAACTCTCAATATTTCTTAAGAAAACAAAATCTTGATAAATCTTTTGAATCTGAACTTGCTAATTATTGTGAGTATATACAGTCAAATCCTGATGATGAAATAGATTATTTTAAAGAACTAATAGTATAAGTATGGCAGAATTATTTAATGGTGCAAGAGCTTTGTTACCAATTAGTGAAAGACAAGCTTTAGAAAAAGCTATAATTAAAATGAAATCACGTAGGCAAGGCACTTTACCATCATTAATAAGTGCTTGGCCTAAGTTTAATGATGCTTTTTGTGATGGATTAGAATGGAGAACAATTACCGTAGTAGGTGCAAGACCTGGTACTGGTAAGACTTTATTTATGGAGCAGCTTATTTCTGATATTATAGATATGAATCCAAATGAAAATTTTAGAATTCTAAAGTTTCAAATGGAAATGGTTGATGAAACAAGTGGTATAAGAAAATTTAGTTTACAAACTGGAGCTGATTATAATACTTTAATGAGTAAAGGTGGAAATCTAATTGATAAATCTATCTATGAAAAATGTTTGCAATATTATTACTCTACAGCAGATAAAGACATTGTAAATGTAGTTTATGATGCTTGTACTGTAGATGAGATGTGTGCTACTATACATTATGAAATGGAAAGACATAAAAAGGAAGATGGCACATATACTAATTTATTAGTAGGTATTGATCACTCAGCTTTATTTAGAGTAGCTAAAGGTCAAAGAGATAAGTTTGAAATGCTAGGAGCATTAGGAGAAGCATTGACAATGATGAAAAAGAAGTATCCTGTTGCATTTATTGTTTTAAGTCAGTTAAATAGAAACATTGATGACCCAAAAAGACAAGAAGAAGGTTCATATGGAAACTATGTTTTAGATTCTGATATTTATGGTTCAGATGCTTTACTGCAACATGCAGATATAGTAATGGGTATAAATAAACCTTCTATAAGAAAGATAAGACAATATGGTCCAGAAAAATTTATTATTGAAGATCCAGATATATTAGTATTTCATTTCTTAAAATCACGTAATGGTATGACCAGAATTAGTTTCTTTAAGCTAGATAGACAAGTTATGAGAATAGTGGAAATAGATACTCCTCCACAAGCTGTAAAACAAAAAATAAAAGTAACATAATATGAGTACAAATAGTATTAGAAAAGAAAAAGAGAAGAATTTCTATGTACAACACATGGAAACATTTAAAAAATTAGGATTAGCAGATCCTATGTTTACAATAAAAACTGCATTTTTTCAGAAAGGTAAATATGGTAGAAATGTTTTATTTTTTGAGTGGGAACTTAAAAAAGGTGAAGACATTTATATTGAATTCTATGATAATGTTACAGATGGTAATGGTAAAGTCATAGATATTGTACCTATGAATGAAAATAGACAGTTGTTTAAGTATAAGTATAACCCTTATTTCTTTGAAGAATATGAACAAAAAGAAAGCATGGGTAGTGATGGTAAACCTTATTTTAGTTATACAGTTCCAGCAAATGAACTTTTAGCTATTACACCATCAGGTGATGAAATTAGTTACGCTCTATATGAAAAAAGAAAAGAAGAAGAAGGTAAAGAAGATGATAGCTTACCAAAATTACAGAGTTCATTGAGCATTTTTCCTGATTTTGAAGAAGAATTTGCACCTAAAAAAGAATCTGAAAATACATCTGATTTAAAAAGTGTGCTACTAAAGTTGAGTCATGAGATATCTAACTTAAGTAGTGTTTTAGAA